GCTCCTGTTTGTAGAGAAGAAAAATCTAAAAAATATTTTAATAGCATTAAATGGGATAATATGGAAACCATGGCATATGCGGTAACTGTTAAAAAACAACATCAAGAAAATTTAAAAGCAATAACGCACGAAGACGGTACAGCAAGATTACAACTTCTTAAAAGAATTGACGAACCTTTTATTTATCATGCTTTAAAATTTGTTGACGGTGAAGTTTTACTCAATACTTCATTTAATGAAGGTGGGAGACCCATTCTTAATAAAATTGAAACAGCATTAAAAATGCTTGAAGATACAGAACTTGATCATGTTGTAATATTTGACGAAAAACGAGACGTTCATTGGATTTTTAGGGACCATCATGGAAGAATATAAGTATAAGTTAGAATGTTCTTCTTGTGAAGTGCAGATAGAAATTGAAGTAATTAATGAAAATGAACTTCCTTGCTATTGTCCTATGTGCGGCGAAGATATGAACGAAGAATGGGTTGAACAAAAAGAAGATTAAATATGATTATATGGTTTTTGGTTCAAGGGCATGACGCGTCAATAACACAATATAATTTTGACACTAAAGAATTCAAATATGCAGAATTGGAAAAAATTTTTCAAATTAAGCATAGAGATTTACCACCATTTTCTGCAGAAAATGAAAGCGGAACTTTAGACAAGACCGTCAGATTTTTGTCTAGACTTGTTGACACTAAATGGTTTCAAGTTCCAGATAAACTTGTAGTGTATACGCTGTATCCTAATAATAGAGCAGAACCTTGGAATGCTCTTGCCAAGGAGATGGGAAGAAAATATAACGGATTTAAATTAGTCGAAGTCCGTGGAAGTCAAAACTCCGATCCCACTTGGCAACATCACCATATGCATCAAATCTCTGCGTATTATGCTTCGCCATTTGAAAATGCATTAATATATTCTCATGATGGTGGAGGAGATGATACCAAAACAGGTATGAGCACTTGTAGAAATAAAATTTTTGATAACGTCACAGAATATAAACGGGTAAATGGTTATGGTCATGTTTTTAATTGTTTAGGATTTTTGTGTAAGAATTATATTTCTCCTCATGTACAAGTTTCGGGTTTGTCAGAAATATTAGATTATCCAGGTAAAGTAATGGGATTAGCTTCGTATGGTCATCGCCTAAAAAGACCAGATGAAGTAGATTACTATAAAGGATTAATGTGGTCAACGTTTAACATGTTAAGGTGGCGACAGAATAAACCTGTTATGAATGACGCTCATGCTATGCCTTGGAATCTTATCTGGGAAAACAAAACACAACAACAACCTAGTTTTCAATTCGTAGAAAGAAAACAGATATGGAACGAAGATAATGAAATTTATCACTGTTACGCAGCGCAAAAAGCAGCTGAAGAATTTACAGTTGAATTCTTATCCACGCCTCACATAAAAAAACTGTTAAGAGAGCATGATAATAATTTAGTTATTACGGGCGGATCTGCATTTAATGTCATAGTAAATGAAGTAGTAAAAGAACAATTATCCTGTAATGTATTTGTTCCTCCGGATCCTGGCGATCAAAATATTTCAATGGGAATAGCGATCAAATATTTAACAGAGCATGGAATAGATGTTGAGAAACAATTTAAACTTTACTCTGATTTTCCTTTAGAAGATAAACATCGTTTACAAGAACATTTTAATTACTGGGAAAAACATAAAAACGCAGAAAAAATAACAGTAGAAAATCTAGCAAAAAAGTTAAAAGAAGGTAAAGTTATAGGTATCGTACAAGGAAATGTAGAAAAAGGTCCTAGAGCTTTGGGACACAGATCTATATTATGCGACCCAAGTTATCCTAACGCCAGAGATAATGTTAATCTTAACATTAAAAAAAGAGAATGGTATCGTCCCTTTGCTCCTGTTTGTAGAAAAGAAGTAGCAGATAAACATTTTATTTCTACTAATTTTGATAACACTGAATGGATGTCTTTTGCTGTTAAAGCAACCCAAAGAACAGCTAAAAAATATCCCTCAGTTGTTCATGTTGACGGAACAGCAAGACTTCAAACGGTAACTAAAGAAAGCAATCCATTTGTTTATTCGCTTCTTGAACATTTTGATATGTTGTTAAACACTTCATTTAATGTAGCTGGAAAACCTATATTAAACAGTATTCATACAGCTTTAGAATTTTTGGATAAAACAGATTTAGATTATGTTGCTGTAATAGAAGATGAAGAAATATATCTTTTTTCTACGAAAACTTAAAAATGACTTGGTATATGAATAATAAAGTCTTCGATCCTACGGAAGAAGATATCAAATCGTTTCAAGGATTTGTTTACTGTATTACTGAAATTGATACTGGTAAAAAATATATCGGCAAGAAGTTTTTTTGGCGCTCAAAAATTTTACCTGTTACGAAAACACGTAAACGAAGAAAAAGAACTCTGGTAGAATCTGATTGGAAAAAATATTATGGGTCAAACGAAACCCTTAAAGAACGAGTCGTGGAGGGGAGTGAGACTAACTATAAAAGAGAGATTATCAAACTATGTAGGACCAAAGGCGATTGCTCTTATCATGAAGCTCGGTTACAGTTTGAAAATGGCGTTCTTTTGGACGATAACTATTACAACAATTTCGTTGGTTGTAAAATACATTCTAGGCATTTGACAAAAGAATAAAAATTATATATAATTACTTAAGAGGTTTAATATGAAGTTACAAGTTTACGAAATTCTTGACCAAGTTGCAAAAGCAAAGACAAGAAAAGAAAAGATTGCTTTCCTACAAAAAAACGACATTATGCCTGTAAGAGACGTATTACAAGGCACTTTCGATCCTAAAATTCAATGGAATCTTCCTACAGGAAAGGTTCCATATGAACCAGCGCCAGATAACTCTCACATGTCAACTCTTTTAAAACAACATAGAAAATTCAAATATTTTGTCAAAGGGTTACGAGAATCAGAAAATTTAAAACCGCTGAAAAGAGAACGTATGTTCCTTGAGATACTCGAGGGAGTACACCCACGCGACGCTGAAATACTCGTCGATATGATTAACAAGAAAACTTCCGTGAAAGGATTAACAGAAAAATTAGTAAAGGAGGCTTACCCCGATTTAATCCGAGATTGATTATGATCCCCTAACTAGAACAGGAGACTGCCTATGGTAGTAAATCAAATCGAACGTTTAAAAAAAGATTCTAGAGAACTTGGTCATTATATACACAAGTTAAACAAAAAGGGAAAAGCAGAAGCAGCATATAAATTACAAAGGAAACAAGCGTTTCTAGATGCTGCAATTCAACAAGTTACAAGGGGGTGATCCTTATCTAATAGGCACCCTTCGGGGTGCCAATTATTATGCCAACATATGACTTAAAAAACGTGAAGACCGGAGAGGTCGAGGAAATGTTTTTAAAAATTTCAGAAAAAGAAACAATGGTAGAATCTGGTGAATGGGTTCAGGTTCTTGCTCCTCTAAACATCATTTCACAACAAGGTTCTACTCTCTCCAAAACTGATAATGGTTGGAGAGATATATTAAAAACTATTAAGAAAAACTCTGGACGCGGCAACACTATTAAAACATGAGGAAGCAGCAAACAGAGAATATGAACATCAGGTTAGACGACCTGCTTACGATTGACCCTATTACAAAACACCAGAAGGACGCCTTCGAATCATGGAAGGAAGGAGATCAACTGGCAATGGTGGGTACTGCTGGAACAGGGAAAACATTTTTAGGAATCTATCTTGCTCTTGAAGAAGTTATGGACAAATCTTCACCATATGACTGCCTTCACATCGTCCGATCAGTCGTGCCCACTCGAGAGGTTGGATATCTACCAGGAACATTAGAAGATAAGTTAGATGCATTTACAGGTCCATACCGCGCTGCTTGCGCAGAACTATTTGATGATGTAAAAGCATACGATAAACTTGTACACAATGGATATATTACTTTCGGCAGCACATCATACATAAGAGGATTGACTTTTAATAACAGTATCATCCTTGTTGATGAGATGCAAAACCTAAATTTTCATGAACTTGATTCTATTGTCACCAGAGTGGGTCAAGCGACCAAGATAATTTTTTGCGGCGACTATCATCAATCTGATTTTACACGAGAAAAAGAAAAAGAAGGTATCAACAAGTTTCTACAGATATTGCAAAACATGAGGCGCTTTAATATTGTTAATTTCGGATGGGAAGATATAGTGCGTAGCGATTTTGTACGAGACTACATAATGACGAAAGAATGGATGGGTATAAAATGATGCATATTAATGAAGCAATGATGTCATACCTAAAAGGTAAAAGGGCATATCATGTTATTAACTGGGAAACCTTTATTGCTAACCCTGTGGGAGTAGCAGAGCATGGTGACTTCATGGAAACGTTAGAAAAAGAACTAGAACAGATCGCAAAGTATGACGAACTGATCGCAACATTGGAGGGATTAAAATGAACAGAGAAGAAATTTTTGAAACATTAAAAGTAGACGAGGGTGTCAAGTATGAGATTTACGCAGACCATCTCGGTTACCACACCTTTGGCGTGGGGCACCTTGTTATCAACGAAGATACCGAATGGGGACAAGAGTTCGGAACACCAGTCTCCGAAGAGAGAGTATGGGAATGCTTCGAAAAAGACCTTGACACCTCAATCAGTGAGTGTCATGCTTTATACGGCATGCGGGAGTTTAACGACTTTCCAGATGAGGTCCAACAGATCTTGGTCAACATGATGTTCAACATGGGGCGTACTCGGTTGAGTAAGTTCAAGAACATGACCAAAGCAATCATGTCGCATGACTGGGCACAAGCAGCAGTTGAAGGTCGTGACTCGCGTTGGCACAAGCAAGTGCCCAATCGTGCGGAACGATTAATGAAAAGGTTAGAGGCAGTTTAATATGGCAGGCAGTGTGGGTGGTGTCGTCCGTCCAACCAGAAAACCGAAAGGTACTTCGATTGGAAATGGAACGTTTAAAAGAAATTCTCTAAACAAAAAGAAGAAAGCAAGTTACAAAGCATACAGAGGGCAAGGTAGATAACATAATGGCTAAGTATGGTCGTTTCGATCCGCGGAATAAAAAAAAGAACAAAGACAAATATCGCTCAGATAAAAGAAAAATAAAAATTCATGATAATACAAATGATAATGTAAACAGTGAATATTTTTCGAACAGGAAAAAAAGATCCGTTTAACAAACTTTATTGGGAAGTTTCCAACTGGATAGAGTGGAAAGGAACTATCGGAGTTGGTGACTCAATGATGGGATTAAATTCTTGTCATATGGTTTCTTATATGATCGATAAACCAGTGCACATGGACTTGCACTGGTATCACAATAAAGATTATTTGTTTCATTGCGAAGATCCAGAAACAATAGTTGAACGATTTGACTACATTCATTCTTTATACAAAGAAAATGATAGAGTAATCGTAAATCATATCTACGATTCTGATGACGACGATCTACATAAAGCGCGATGGAGAGGATTTAACAGAACAGATAAAAAAAGAGGAGACCCGCCCAACTACATAAACAGTTGGATCTTTAGAGAAGACCTTATTCAGCATCCTATTAACGATAATAAAATTGTTATTTGGAGACCTTTTCAAAATGCAACTCCTGCTCCTGATTGGAAAAAAAGTTACGGTGAAAAAGAGTGGAACAAAATTGTAGATTGGTATCTAAAAGAAAAACACAAGTTTGACATAACCGAAATAGATTATAGAACTCCCGTCAGAGAAGCAATTTACCATATTAAAACTTGCAGAGCAGTGATAGGATATGAAGGTATGTGGCATTATGTTGCTAGAAATTTATTAAAACCTTCTGTGTTTATTGGAGAAAGTTTAATACATCAGTGTCACGATCCTCAAGCAATAGCGTTGTATAGACCTGATGGTTCTTTAGAAAAATTGTTTAGAGATAAAACTAAATTTCTAGCGACTATAGATAATAAACTAGATGAATATGTTAAAATGATTAAACCAATATATGAAAATTGATAGAGCAGTAATTGAAGTGAATGGCGGGTGCAACTACTCATGTAGTATGTGCCCACAAGACGTGCGTACTGGTGGCAGGCACAAAGACTTCCTTAAGAAGATGTCCCTTCAAGAGTTCGAGGATAACGTAGCAGACTGTGCTCAACACGGATTGCGCGTTGTTAATCTAGATGGTTCGGGTGAAGCAACACTCAACCGTAACCTACCTAAATACATTGAGATCGTAAAGAAGTATGGTGCGAAAGCATTTATATTTTCTAATGGTTATCGCATGGAAGGTAAGTTCATGCGCGACTGTGTCGATGCTGGTTTAGACTTCTATCGTTTCTCTTGGATAGGGTA